GTAGAATAATCCGGTGTATTCATCCTGCGCCACCTCTGCCCGGTCTGCCATGCTGAATAGTAAGTCATACTCTACCGCACCGCTTACTATCTGCCACGGGTCAGTCATCCAGCCACTAGCTATACGATTCTTTATGTCTGCCTTGATTGCTTCTATTGATTTCATATTGCTCCTTTGGTTCTACTTGGTTAAAATATTGATTATCTGCCTTAACTCGGTTTCGGTGATGCTCAACCATTTAGTCCTGAACCCCGTCCAATTAATCTGTATTTGTGGTTTGAAGTCTTCATATGCTCCCTTCAATACATGGTCAAGCTCTCCCTTTCGGTAGTCCCTGGTGTCATTGTCCATTGTCTGGCCCTCCCTGGTTACTGGTTTAATTAGCTGAATATTTGAACTTGTGTTCTGGGTAATGGTTAGTAAAATATCCCATACTGTGCTTATGTGCGGGTATTGCTTTTGCTTTGGTGGGGGTTGTTATCGGATCGGCCAGTCCTGTATTGTGGCAAAATACATACTCCCACCCTTTATCAGTTAGCACTTCTAATCTTCTCATGGTGTGACCTCCCTGGTTAAATACTTAATCCCGGCCCCGGAGTCGAACCGGGGGTTGTGCCTAGCCGGGGGGTTGGGGTTATCTCTTAATATAGGCATTAAATCCTATAGTCACGGGTTTCCCGTCAATCTCCACCTCCGACACCTTATTGCCATGCGATGACGCAACCACAAGGGTTTTGCCACTGGCGGAGGGTTTGGGGGTTGCCAGCGGTTCACGAATTACAAGCTCTCCATTCTCTATTGATACCTTCATTATATTGCTCCTCTTGGTTGTGGGGATTATCCCCGGTTATTGATTATACGGTCATACCGTGAATAAATGCGGTCATCCAGGTGTAAAGCTCTCTCTTGGTTCCGTAACCCGTGGTTGATATAGCTGTAACCCCTCCACCCTCGGTCACCATCTTATGAAGCATAACTCCACCGTAGGCACCTGATATATGGTAATTGCCAATATTGGCCCTCAATACTCCGTCTTTATTCTTCGTCCAGGGCGACAGGCTGGCCCCGGTGATTACATTAATTCTATTACATAGGCTCTCAATGTCTTTATTTGTTATTCTCTCTCTCATATTCTACCCTTTCCAGGCGTAACCTGGTTTAATAACTTATTGAATATCTGGTTAAATCTGTACCGTCACGATCCACGGGTCGAACATATAACCGCCGCTCCCCGCTATCCTCGAATATACTAAAGCGAATCTGATCGGTATTATCCTGACTCATGCGGGGCAAGTATGCGATAGTTGACAAGCTTCCTATTACCTGGCTATCATGCCTGATCACTACCAGGTCACGGCGGCAATGCTTATTAATCATTGAAAACATGTCCGGGTTTATCTCGTTTAAATATATATCTTTCATATTCTCCCCTTATCGGTTGCAGGCTGACTTAAACTTGTTAACATTGAACCGGGTGTTCTCTATACCCAGGATAATGCTAATATCATTAATAATCTTTACCCGGCAATTATTATATCCCCGGCTATATTCGGTTTTGATCATTGAGTTGATCTCCGACTCCCGGATCGCCGCCGCTATTAACTCATAATCTCTTTTATGCATCTTATTGCCTCCCTGTTTAAATTATTGTCGCTGTCACCTATATAAGGGCAAAACAAAGATATTACGGTAATTTTAATATAATATACTCTAATTCAATAGGTTGAACGGATCGGGCACTCAATGGGGTATTGACTTTATAGAGGGGATAGGGTAGGTTAGAGGGTAACTATAAACTAGCAACCAGGATAATATCATCATGGATAACCTACCAGATACACCGATTAAAGGCTCTCAGATCGCCTGTAAGCCCTCCAAACCTATTAATAAGGGTATTACGAAGACCAAAAAGAAAACGCCACCAGCACAGAAGCACGCACGCAGAACACCTACTATCAATAACCTGGCGGGGTTGAGTAAGGATCAGAAGCTACTACTCCAGCATCATATCATCGAACCTACATATTATCGGGACGGGGCAGGGAGGAAGCGGGCAGTCACGGTCAAAAGAAAAATATACTTCTTCTGTAGGTTGATAGGCAATAATCATACCAAGGCACTTAATATAGCGGGTTATAGGCGATATAGAAGCATGGAGTATATGGTTGGGGATGGGGGAGCGTCAGGGGCTTTAAAGACTTATTGGGATACAAACGGCTTAAATCTTGAGTATATACTCGATCGCCTGTGTACCCTGGTAGAGAAGGGACAGAACGAAAACAGCAGGGTAAGAGCCTTAAAGCTACTATCAGAACTCAAAGGATACTACACAACCCGAAGCGTGGTAGACATTAACGAGCACCTGCAAGTCAATTTCTCCATGTCCGGCCCTGTCATCTGTCCACACTGCAACGGCAACACCCTCCACCCACCAGCAGCAGGCAGCCAGCTATCACCAGGGCAGGCACCAGCTATACCAGCCGAGGTGATAGAGGGGGAGTATGTAACAACTTGACCCTCTACTATTCATTGACAATAGGCATCACCTATCACCTAACGAAGCTATAACATACCACATAGCATACACATAGGTCATATTGGGGGTAGTAGCTGTACTAGACACATTACACATTATCTCAACCAGTGTCAGATTCTAGGCACGGGACACACACAATATCTATATAATCGGACAGTAGCCCCAATTCCAGACCCCACCCCATCATTATATAATTAAAGGATATAAAATTTCTCTACAACTTTGACCTCCCCCCCACCATCAACCCTTCCCTTTTCCCCATTAAACCAAGCACCCACCCCCGGTAAGTTTATGTTCTGGATATTATTTTTGAGTAGAAGTTTGGTGGGCAACTCCCATGTAAAGTAATTAAATTTAGTCCCCCAAAAACCACTACCTCAATTATTCGTGCTTAGAAATGAAATATACCGGCAGTGGTAACAGAACATATATTATCCCCATATAACCCAAGTTTACTTTACACGCTCCCCACACAACCAATTAAACTAATTGTATATTGGGTTAAAATATGGGATAGTAAGTAAGAGAGGAAGAATTAATGGTGTGTGGGGTGGTGGCGGAATAGGTAAACGCTAAACAATGCTGGAACAGCATTAACCGATAAGTGGCTCGCAAGCGTTTTATAGCGATATGGGTCGCATTGCAGGGTGACTATACGAGTAGAAGCTGCTAAGTGTTAGCATTGGAGCAAAGCAGTGCCGCTGCCCAGGCGGTGAATTATAGACAATGCGTCATGGGTATATAACTCGTCAAATCCCTGCCCACCCCCACACCTAACCATAAGGAGAAAGGACGATGCCTGAAGGAAATGTAGGAAAAGAGAGAAAGTATATAGTGATAGACAATGCAATGGTTCGGCTATCCGAGTCAATCAAGGCACTCAGTGGTGTCGTTGGTGGGGCAAGTTCTATTGCTCTCCCCTCACCCACTGAAGTTACAGCAGCCAAAACGCCCACCGCGACCTTTGCCGAGATATATGATGACTTGCCTCACCGGATTCTTGAGGAGTCTGAAAAGATCAATACTCTGCGAATAGACCTCAATAACCTGATTAATGGTTGATCTGGCTTATCGCCGGGGTGAGATGGAAGTGGAATACATCCATGGGGCTACCATGATGGAGGGTTCGAGTCCCTTGTTTCTTACCAGGTGGGCATATGCAGGTTCGATTCCTGTCCCCGGCATAACCTTAAAGGAGGTCAAATGAAGATACACATAGTATTATATGGAAATAATCATAGCCTGGTACACCGCATGAGAGGGTCCAAGGATGAGGTAGGGGCTAAGAGCGTGGTACAGGGGTTGATGATGTCCCCCCATGAAGGTAACTGGGATGTGGGTGATATGCCTGTAACCATCGACCACCCCCTTATACCCACTACCCTTGTCAAGAGATGGGTTAAGGGTGCAAGGTGGATAGAGTTGCATGAGATGGAGGTGGAGTGATGGAAGTCAATGAAATATTACTGGAGCAGATACACATATATTTTGCTCATAGCCTAACCCCAGAATCATTAAACCTATGTGATGTTGATATTAAACTGCGATTAGATGATATCACCAATACTATACAACTGCTGGCAAGAGGATATCTGTACGGGAAGGTATTTCCCCCTATCCACATCCAGTACCCCGACGGTTGGTGGCAAGCCGTGAGAGAAAGGTGGTTTCCTAAGTGGAGGCTATCTAAATATCCCGTCAAATATGTTGAACATACCATCAGGTTTAATCAGATATACCCTGATTTCAGACCACAATTACCGGAAGAAAGATCAGTTATTAAGGTATGCTATATGACTAATAAAGGTTTAATTGACGAGGGTATTGCCTACCCGGAGGTGGAGTGATGAACACGTGTTCAAGCTGTAAGTATTTTAAGGATGGAGGGGAGGACGAGTATAATACTTGCCGACGATACCCCGAAACACTGATTGTAAATCCTGATTACTGGTGTGGGGAGTACGATATGGAGCTTTCAATGCTCAAGAAGACGGTGATAGATGCAGTGAGAGAGAAACACAAGAATGAGCTGGATGATGCTTTTAAAGAATTCATTGATACAAAAGTTGGTAAACCCAAACCCGACCGCCCTGAGAAGAAGCACATTGATCATGGCATGGCATTTCAAATAGGTTCAGCAGCACATATACTCTGTAATCAAAAGATGGGCTGGAACGAGTGCTGTGATGCGTGGGAGGAGTGGTTGGAAGGAGAGAAGAAAGACTATGATCCTGAGTTTTATGACCATCTAAGAACAGTATGTCAACACAGAGATAAACGGTGGCTTGGTAAAGCTAAAAGTAAATATACTTATTTATGCCTACATCCTACTACGATACCTCTCCATGCCACAACTTGCCGAAAATCTATTTGCCCCCTTATCCACCATGAGAGATAAAATCATCCACCTCATCCAAAAGACCGAACAGACCATAGACCACTTGAAGTTCATGTTCAGTCCCATGCCGACCAGTGAAGGGTTCATGGACTCTTTGCAGGTGGATATGGTGGAGAGGGAATGGGCATGGATGGAAGCCAGTCTGGTCAACTTCTCGTTCTTCCTGAAGAAGTATTATCTTCCTAATATCAAATTAATGTTCAATAATAGCAGGTCAGATAGGATATGGGCTAGGATGTTAGGGCAGTACGATGACGATTATATTGCCCCTTACTGGGAACCAAACAAACTAGACATCAAGCGTACAATAGCGAGGATGTCACGGAATGGAGGGATAAGGTGAAAGAGGAATGTCCATACTGCCATAAGCAAGCAGAAGTCGGATGGATAAAATTCACTAACAAAAGCAAAATTAAACTAATTCTTTGTGAATGTATCCCCAGCGGTAGTATATTTTTTATGAATGAACCAAGCATAACTACTATTGATTCAATGAAAGTAATGGAGGAATAGGGTGATGGAGTATATCAGGATAGAAAGTGAATATTACAGTTCTTACGATAAAGAGCAAACCAAGAACCGGGCTATCAACAATGCGATATTAGCATGTCAACGTACAGGCAAGATTTATTATGTTTTGAAAACAGTAGCCACCATAACCCCGAAAGGTGTAACGGTAGACGATTACGAAAAGGAGGAGGAGTAGATGGATGCCAATGAATTAAGAAAGGCCGCGAAGTGTGTGTATTTAGTTACTGACGAAGATGTTGCCTTTGATTTAAACAAGAAGCTACTCTGGGGGGCAAGGCAAGCCGAAATCTTGACCGAAGCATTGACGGCATTGAGGGTGTGGGTGAACCATGAAGAAGGGATTACTTCTTTCTTAGACAACAACGAGAAGCGAGAATATGATAAGGCTGTAGGTATGGCTAAGTTAATGATATTACAAGGAGGAAAGTGATGAGCGATAATTTAAGATCAGTAGTTTGCAATGAGTGTGGACATGGGTTTTTAAGTTGTGCGGAAATCAAGAATATCCGCTGCCCCGAATGCAAGTCCAACAAATCTCTCTCCATTACCGATAATGGATTTCATCGGGATGCTGAACCAAAGAAGTGGAATGATTATGTCATTGATGCAGAGGGAGACCCTAACCCCGATGGGTCCGGTGAAGTGGATGTGGTGGAGCAAGGCTTTGCCTGCCCCGACTGCGGAACCCTCCTCCCCCCACTCAATGATGGTGGTATAGCTGGATGTCCTAATTGTCTGGCGATATGGAGGAGAGATGGGGAGGACTTGATAGGGGTAGATGAAGATGACGTGGTACCACCCAAGACAGATAACTTGTAAATGGGGTTTATAGGTGAAATATCATATTGAAAACAAGAAGGGCTGGAAACTTGGCTATTTAAACTTGATGCCTGGTTTCTGGACTTATGGCAAGCCTAAAGTATTTGAGACGATAGAAGGGGCAACGGATGAGATCAATCGTATGAATAGTGGGTTAACCCTATATGACAGAGTGGTTAACCCAGTTATTATAGAACACAAAGGAGAATAGGTGAAAGACACCAATAAACTAATCGTGATGGGCATAGATCCTGGCTACCGCACCGGATACTGTATTTGGAGCGGGGAAAAGATTCTAAAAATCACAACCACCAGTAAAGACCGTATGCTCGATGTACTAAAGCAGATCAAGGAAGAGGGTCTAGTGTCCGTGGTGGGGATAGAAGTAAGCACCAAGACTCACATCTACCAGAGAGACGGGGTGAACCAAAGGGCTATGCTAAGGATTGCTCAGAACGTGGGAGCTAATCGCGCCGAAGCATTAAGGTTAGTCGGGATAGCTATGGGACTGGGGTTTGAGGTGGTACAGATGGAACCCAAGAACACCAAGATGGACCCCCTCATATTCCAGAAGATCACGGGTTATACGAAGAAATGTAGTTCCCATGCCAGGGATGCGTATGGAATTGCTAATAGAGTATATGCGGAATATTTTTTCCAACATAAATTACAGGAGGCGAAAGATGACTAAGTTAAATATTTCAATGCCATCAGATGTTACACATATTAGCCAAGTTGATACTGATACTATTAATGTGACGTATAACGATGGTGGCGTAATTCCGTATATAAAGCGGAAAGCCCCTGGTCCTCGCTTGGTTGATGCGCTCAAAAAGGAAATCAAGTCTCTTCGGGATGCCCTGAAGGTTATATCAAGTGTGGCTCTGGCTAATGTAGACAAATCAGAAGCGGCAATTACCTGGGAGGATAAATGAATAAACCACACATCCAACACCATAACGAAGACGCCCTACTCGACGCTGACCTTCTCCTCGATGACCTGATAAAGAAACGCCACGTCCCCTACATCAACTCAGTTATCGTAGCCAATGGTCTAAGGGATACGGCAAAGCAGATCATGGACGGGTTTGACGAGGGGTATCCCACCAACAAACTTACACCTTACCAGAGGGTAATATTCTCTTGGGCTTATCTAGAAGTGCTGAGTGGCTTCATTGAGTATTCGTTACAGGCTAACACTATGCCCGAGGGAATTTTAGTACCTAAATAGAGGAGAAAATAGATGGTTCAACCTCCAAAAATTAAGTTACCCAAAGAGTGGGATGGTTTGATTCCTCCATCAATGATAGATATTATGTCCCGACCAGTCGGACTTGACGATCAGGTTGTAACATGGCCTGCATGGAATCAGACTTGGCTAAAAGGGCTGGAAGAGTTTGTTAGGAGAGTAGTACGGGAAGAATTAAGAAAGGAGGAGAACGATGAAAGATAATTTAGTATTAATCCCAGCACAGAGAGCATTGGTATTATCCCAAGCGAAATATCGTCATGTTATTGGGGGGATAGGTTCAGGTATGACCACTGGGATAATGTATTTGGTTTTGCTGGTGGCTCAGATGTTCAATAATAATTGTATCTTGATTGGGCGAAGAACTTTTAATCTCGTTCGAGAAACATCCTTAGTTTCATTTCGTGAGTTGCTTGCGACCCTTAATATTCCTTATGAGTTTAGGCGAGCAGAGATGGAAATAAAACTATCCAATGGCACCAAAATCTTATTTATGGGAATCACAGAACATAGAATTAGTGCCACAGGATTAGAATTAGGGATGTTTGTCATTGAGGGTTTGGACGAAGTACCCCAACATCTCTTCCAGATCCTACAAAGCCGACTCCGAAAAGATAACTTTGAATTGTCAGATGATGCTAACCCAGACTTAGCAAGGTTATTTGCCGATCAGTGGAAACGATTCTCCATAACATCATCCCACGGTGATACCCCTCAGTGGATGAGAGATTTATGGAAAGACTCGATTGACCCCAATTACGAAGCTATCTATTTCAAGTTTGGGGGTAATAACAAGAATCTACCCCCAAATTACTATGAAGATATTATGGGGGATATGTCCGACGAATTAAAACAAAAGTTCTTCACCGGATCATGGGGAGGAAAGTAAAATGGGATCAAAATCAAGATCAAACCACGCACTCACCGGATCAATGACTCAAGAAAAATATGACCGCATGTTCCGCAAGAAAACCCGTATCAAGAAACAAGCCAACACCAAAAAGCTGAACAAGCAGAGGAAGAGGGGGTCGTGATGGACAAAACACCAGAATATATTAAGATGTGTGGTAAGGCGGCGAAGTTGCAGGAGGGGTGGATACCAAGATACGGAGATTTATTCCAGGGCTGGGCAAACCACGACATAGAGAAAGATGGGGAATACCCTGAACTCTTGATAGTGGGCGAGTGCTTATGGGGAGAACCTGTTGAACCCAAACGAAGTGCTTCATTCTGCATCTGGCTCCCACGGCAAGATCAGCTACAGGGGATGATATCCAATGATGTGAGTGACATAATTCAAAGGGGTTATGATTATGTAGAATGTGTATATCCTGACTTGGGGGGAATGGACTTTAATCCTACTTCAATGGAAAAACTTTGGCTTGCTTTCGTAATGTACGAAAAGCATGGGATGAAAGAATGGAACGGGGAGGATTGGGTAAATGAAAGCTAAAATAGTATGCTCCTACGATGGGTTCTACCCAGAGATAGATGAGTACCTAACCGATAACATGAGGAGGATAGGGGCTGAGTTCGTTGGTAGTGGGTTTAATCTTGTGGACGAAGTACGGGAACTCCAATTTGAGATTAGTATTGGGCCGGTGGTTGACAAGGGGTGAGGGGGGTGGTATGGTGTAGTGTGATGAAAGTATATTGTAAAAATCAAACCAAAACAAACGCCCCCCGAAGCGGAAACCATACTCCACCCAGTATGCTTTCATCACACGCCGAGGGGGGTTTAACTTTTAGGGTGCAATCATGGAAATAATATCTAGGGCGGAGGCGAAGGGGTTGGGGTTGAATAAATATTATACCGGGAAACCATGTCCCTATAACCATGATTCTGAAAGATATGTGATAGGGTGTAAATGTGTAACTTGTGCGGTGAACAAGGCTATGGAGCGTAACCGAGAAAATCGAAAAAGGACAAACAAAGCGAATAATAAGTATTATCATCGAAATAAAGAAAGGATACAGAAACAACGTAAAGAGTACAGAGTCCATAACCCAGAAAAAGTAAAACAGCAACGCAAACGCGAATATGAGAGAAATAAAACTATAATTTTGGAGAGGCATAAAGAATATTACCAAAGGACTAAAACCGAGCGTATCTCTAAAAAAAGGAAGTATAGAAAAGAAAATCCTGAAGCTATATTAGCATCCAATCAAAAATGGCTTGCTAACAATCCAGGCAAACAACAAGAGTATGATAATAGGCGTAGAGCGAGAGAAAATAATGCCATTGGTGATCATACGGAAGAAGATATTCAATGGTTACTAGAAAAACAAAATTGGAAGTGTGTCTACTGCAAAAAGAGCCTGAAAGACGGCTATCATCGAGATCATTATAATCCGTTATCGAGAGGTGGAGATAATAGCCGGGATAACTTACAAATGGTATGTCCACATTGTAACCATAGTAAAGGTCCGAAAGATCCAATAGTGTTTGCTCAAGAAAATGGATTATTATTGTAATGGGTATATTAAAAATAGATAAACAGTTAGGAACAAAAGCTGTCGTTCTCAATATCAAGCAAAGAGAATACGTATTTAATCTAGCACCTCACATCTTGTTCGGTGGCGGAACAGGGGCGGGAAAAACAGTTGCCTTAGTTTATCGTACCCTTCTTATGTGTCGCTTATTTCCAGGTATTCTTATATTGGTTGGTCGCCAGACATTCCCCTCTCTCCGGGATACAACCATGGTGACGTTTCAAGAAATGTTAGCTGAATTAGGCTGGCGATTCGACTACAAAGTGGCCCAACAAGACTTTGTTTTTCCGAATGGTAGTCGTATAATGTTCCGTTACCTGGACGGATTCCAACCACGCCAAGGTCTGTCTCTGGGCGGATTTGCGGTGGACCAAATTGAGGAAATAAAAGAGGACGTATTTAATGTATTGCTTACTCGTTTACGGCAACAAGTAGATCCAGTAGACGTAGAAAAAGAACCTCAGTTCGCAGATTTAGTAAGTGGGTTTGGAGAGAATTGGATTCGCAAAACCTGGCATACTTGCAACATGGTTTCAGAAGAGCACTGGATATATAAGCTCTGGAAAGTCAACGAGGAGAGGAGGAAGATAGCCCACCCCAAGCATAATCCTCGGTTCTACCTTGTAGAAGCACCCTCAGATGTGAATAAAGATAACCTTCCCCCTGATTATTTTGATTCTTTGTCAGATATGCCTCAAGCCATGCAAGACCGTTACCGTTGGGGAATTTGGGGAGGAGCTTCTGGAAAGATTTATAGCGACCTATGGCATGACGAGCTTCACCTGATTGACTCCGGTACTCCGTTCCCACCCGATGCAGAGTTCTACCGCTGGTTCGACCACGGGGGAATGGCTGATGCTGGATGTGTTTTATTTGCGTATTATTCTAAAAGTGAATTTGACGGGGAACTAGAGTGTACAATATTCGACCTCTACTGGGGGGAGAAACAGACCATAAGCCAGCACGCCCGCAACATCCTCAGCTTACACCAATCCCTAGACTTTAGATTAACCCTCGCCGACCCCCAAGTAAAACACCGGACCCAGCAGAGTACGACCAAGGAAGAGAACATTAGCTTGCTAGATGTGTATCGGGCAAATGGACTGTATTTGACCCCCGCCTTTCGACCCGTGTTCGCCGGGATAGATAAGGTTAGGGTATGGATGAATGTGAATGCCAAACACCCCCACCGCTTCCTTAAAGGACCAGACGGTAAGCCCTTGATGGGCGCACCCCACATGTACGTCCATAGACACTTGTGGAGATTGATAGAGCAGATCAAGTCAGGCCATTATAGCGAGAAGAAACCCGGAGCCTTGGCCCAGACCGTAGATGATGCAAGGACAGCCATGAGGTTTGGGTTAGCGAGTCCAGTGAGTTATAGGGGGGCGGAAGTTGTTGATAAACGAGTATTTTCAGATTCCTTATCCCAGGTAGTAGCCACGGAGTTGGACGAGATGGAGGACGGGATAGATGAGAGTAGTTTAGATCCTTATTATTTGGAGACGGATTAATGTCGGGTTAGCTCAATGGACAAGAGCAACTGCCTTGTAAGCAGTAGGTTCTCGGTTCGAGTCCGAGACCCGGCTTGTGGCTGTAGCTCAATTTGGTAGAGCATCTGGACGTGGCCCAGAGGGTTGTCGGTTCGAGTCCGACCAGTCACCTAATTTAATTTTACTCTAACCCCTTGACAACAATAACAATATATGGGAGATTGTATGATATGAATATTGAATTGAATCTGCAACTTTATATTGCCGCCCTGATCTCTGCCCTATTCCTCATAACCTTTATCCTCATTGCTATCCTCTACCTATGCCAGTTATATAGCCGGATCAAGGCGTTGCAGGGATTTGTTTCACAGAGGGATAAGGTTATTAGAGACCTCCAGAACCGCCTAATGTCCAAGAACTTCGACCAGTACAAGATGTACGATCAGCCTGTTAAAGAGTATATCCCCGAACAAATCGAAGAGGAATTTAATGAGTCTGCGGTAGGGAAGATATCGGGCGAGGAGTTAATCCCAGATGCTTAAACTTATACCCCCCCAAATCGAGAAATTAGTTCAACCTGAACCCACCCTTAAACTCATAAGCAAGCTGGACGAAGTATTCCAACGCAGGCTCAACGCCATGAAGCCCAAGTATCGCAAGTGGCAGTTAAACCTTGCATTTGAAGAGGGGTTACAGTGGCACACCTTTGACCAGTCCAAGGGCAGGATAGTTGATCTTAGACCCAGTCGACAGAAGCAAGTACGAGTAGTATTCAACCTCATTGGCCCATTTGTCCGTAGCACCATCTCCATGCTCTCCCAGTCAAACCCCACGATGGATGTTATACCAGCTTCATTCTCCCCTAAAGACGAAAAAGCAGCTAAGTCTGCCCAGGTACATCTTGACCGGATAGACATTATCAACCAGAAATCGGTAAATGATATCTTACTGAGAAAGAACATTACTTCCTTTGGTACGTCATTTAAGCTGGAGTATTGGAATAAAGTACCGGACATGGAAGACTTGAACGAAGCTGACCCCGAAACAATTGAAGATGTAAAAAACATGGATAAACCCGTTCAACCTGTCCCGGTAAAAGATGAAACCGATGCCGAGAAACTTATGGAACGGGAGAAACGTGGAGAGTGTGGTGAAGCGATATGTAGCCCATTCGAGATACTACTTGATTATCCACTGGTACGGAAGGGTAAGGATATCCGTGATTTTATCAAGTATGGTCTGGTATCCCTCGATTACGTCCGGGCAAGTTGGAAAGCTGGTAAGTATGTTACCTCCGAGAATGTAGCGAATTATCAAGTCTTGGGAGAACTGTTCAATAACAGCAATGACTTCTTCGCCCCCATGCGTGAAGAGAACCAGGTCGTCTTAAAAGAGTGGTTTGAAGGACCGTCAAAGGATCATCCCCGTGGTAGGCATATACAGTGGGCGAATGGTGTACTATTGCATAACGGTCACCTGAGCCACCCTAAAGGCAAGCTGGGACTGTTTGACTATCACTGGAATATTTCTCCCAATGACTTTTATGGTCCATCCTACGTTGAACCCCTTATCGAACCCCAGATCATCGTTAACCGTATCTTCAGTAAGTTGACCAATTGGCTCAATACCAATGTCCGGTTCCGTATAGCCGTACCTGCCAATGCACAATTCTCTAAAGCTAAGTTTACCGGGAATGGTGATGTATATGAATATAATATATTGGTGGAACTGGTGCAATCAATATGCCCATCCCCGATATGCCACCCGCAGTATTCGAGTTTCTGTTTCAGGTAATTGCTAATTTCAAGGATATAGCTTCTCGCCACGAAGTCAGTAAAGGTGAAATACCTGGTGATCGTATGTCGGGTAGAGCCATTAGATCGTTACAGGAGGCTGATAGCCAGTACCTTATCCCCTCAATGATAGTATGGGAAGAGAGGGAGCGGCAGGTAGCTTTATTCAAACTTGACCTTATGCGTGAGTATTACAAGACTCCAAGGCAAGCTAAGATACTGGGAGAAGGGCGTAACGTGAAACTCTTTAATCTGGAGAGTATAGATTTAGCGGCTGGAATTGATATCAATATCGTCAAAGGTTCATCCATGCCTAAGTCTAAAGTATCCCAGCAGAGTCTTATCCTTGACCTCTTCCAAGATGGTTTGCTGGGTGACGTTCAAGATCCCGCAACGTGGAAGAAAGTACTCCGGTGGATGGATATAGGCGGAATGACTGCGGTATATGGTTCAGTGGAAATAGGAGCTAACCTCCAGCAGCAAGAGATTATGACCATGCGTGAGGGTGAGCAAGTACAGGTCCAGTCTTACCATGACCACTATATCCATAACCAAGAGTGTCTGAAAGAGATGAATATGCCCGGTTTCCCCGATGAGTCTCCTGAGTTCCAAGCTATGATGGTTCGTCACTGGCAGGAACATGGTGAATTTATTAAACGGATGAACATGGGTATAATGCCTGGTCAGGGTGAAATCGACCCCGGAGCAGCCCCAATGCCGGGAGTAGGGGGTAAGGCTAACTTCCCCGAATCAGTTAATCCCCAAACTAAAGAATTAAAAGCATAGGAGAATCCAATGGTTAAAATCATTCAATCAAAGAAAAACCCTACCCTTGACGGTATCCAGTACGATAAGATCACAACGACTATCAAGGATGGAATATTGACGGTAAAAGCTGAGAGGGTGAAACAACCGAGCCACATGAAAGTAAAGCTAACCCTTATCACCAGTTCATTCTCGATATTTGAGGAGAAGTAGGTGGAACACGTGTTCAACCCGAAAGGAGAGACAATGAGTAAAATAAAGATATTAGTGGGGATTCCAATGCTTACCCCCGGCTATGAGTTTTTTAAAGCATTAATGAAGTTTCAGGCTGATGTTATTCGGGACGGAAAGTATGAGATAGGGTTTACTACTGCATATAGACAACCAACATTCTTGGCTCAAGAAGAGTTTGCTCAACTTGCCATAGCTACTGAGAGTGATTATCTCTTGGTAATGGATGATGATATCTGGAACCCAAGCCTACTGTATCTTGACCGCCTGGTACAAGCTGAAAAGGAAGTGGTGGGCGGTGTATTTTTCTCATCGGCTGACCCTGGTAACTTATGCGCTAAACGGTTGATGGATAAGCATAAGTCGATGATTGATCTTGTAACCACGGAACGAGACAATGTATTTGCCATGTATTCCGTACCAACAAACGAGTGGGAAGGGATACAGAAGGTTCATCTTATCAGTCTTGGATTTGTGTTGATAAAGACTAAGGTATTCAGCAAACTGAAGAAACCGTGGTTTTCTTGTGATATGCAGAAACGATTTACCGATTCAGTGTTTTGCGAGAATTGCAAGAAAGCAAAAGTAGATGTATTTGCTCACTTTGGTTGTTGGCTCAACCATCGTGGAATAACATATGATACTTTTCCGCACTGGGCAGAGATATACAAGAAGCAGAAAGACAGTACTTGGAAACCTTCAGTACCAATGACGGAGAAGGATTACGTAA